TTACTAAATACGGCTACGCTTTACGGCGAACAGGAGAAAGAATAATGGGTCACTACGCAAAGGTAGAAAACGGAATTGTTACGCAAGTAATTGTTGCTGACGGCGTTGATTGGTGTGAAAAAAATCTAGGCGGTGAGTGGGTTCAAACTTCTTATAATACTCGAGGTGGGGTTCACTCAAACGGTAAATTCCCAATTCATAAAAATTATGCTGGAATTGGTTACACTTTTGACGGCAAAGGATTTGCAGCGCCTCAACCTTATGCTTCTTGGTTATTAAATAGCGACAGTTATTTATGGGAAGCGCCAACACCTATGCCAACAGACGGTAAACGATACAGTTGGAACGAAGACAATCAAGCGTGGGTGGAGTTAGTTCCTCCAACTGAATAGAGGTAATCGTGCCAGTAACAACATACCGTTACCTAATTGCCAATTTAGTAACCAACGAGATTATTGCCGAGCTGCCCTTTACCGGTGTTTCTTTTACTCAACAACTTAATCAAGCCGGTAATTTCCAAGGTCATATTCTTATTGGCGGAATTAACACGGCTGAATTTAATATAGATGAGTCTACAATTCCTATGAAAAACGCTATCTATGTAGATAGAGACGGCGTTCTAATTTGGGGTGGGGTTATCTGGGGTAGAAGTTATAGCAGCTCTGGGCAGCAGCTTACTATTCAGGCTCGAGAGTTTATTTCTTATTTCGAGCGCCGAAGAATTATTGACACAGTAAATTACAATCAAATAGACCAGCTAGTAATTGCTGCGGATCTTATTACTAACGCTCAGGCTGTTCCTAACGGAGATATTGGTGTGCTTCTTAACACCGAAGGTCAAACTGTCTCCGGTGTATTAGTAGATCGAACCTATTATTCCTACGAATTAAAGCAAGTCTTCTCGGCAATTCAGGATCTTTCCCGCCAGCTAGACGGATTTGATTTCCACATTGATGTTTATTACGACCCTATTACCGGCCTTCCTTCTAAAGCATTTAACACTTATTACCCTAGACATGAAGGCGATGTATTGCCGGTTTGGATATTTCCGGCTGGAAATGTTGTCGAATACGAATATCCCGAAGACGGATCTGTTGCTGCTAATACGGTCTATGCCCTTGGCGCAGGATCTAACGAAGGTAAAGAAATCGCGGTAGCACAAGATGTAGTTAAGTTTGCTGAGGGTTGGGCGCTCCTCGAAGATCAGGCTAATTATTCTGATGTAACTGACGCAACACTTCTTGATAAATTAGCGCAGGGTCAAGTATTGGCTTTGGCTTATCCTCCAACTACCGTCAAACTTGTTATTCCGCCGTATGAAGATCCGGTGTTTGCTACTTACTCGGTAGGTGATGACGCAAGAATTATGATCCGAGATAGTCGTTTTCCTAATGGACTTGATGAGATCTATCGAATTGTAGGATTAACGGTAGAGCCGGGCGAAGACGGGCCGGAAAGAGTTACGCTTACGCTAACTACTGGAACAGGTGCGTAATGGGATATATTAATCAACCTCTTGATCTTCGGCGCTTTGCTCAAGATATCTATGAACGCCTCCGCAAACTAGAAACGGCAACTCGATTTACTGCGCCAAATGTTGCTGTCGAACCTACTTATCCTCGTATTGGCGACATAATTTACAACACAGATATTGAGAAGTTACAATATTATGACGGAACGAACTGGATTGAAATAGCCGTTGTTTAGTAAGTAATTAAGGTAATCTAATACAATGACCGCATCAGACTGGGCTGGCCTAGCCGTAGCCGTAACAACACTTGTAGGATCTTTAGCCATAGGTGTTCGATTTCTAGTTAAACATTATTTAATCGAACTTAAACCAAACTCCGGCAGCTCTATGCGAGACGAACAAAATAGGCAAGGCGACACTATTAAAAGATTGGAAGAACGGGTCGATGAAATATATCGTTTGCTTGTTACTCGCTCTTAGCCTTACTAGCTGCGGGTATCAGGGTTGGGTGCGCTACCCTTGCCAGCAATATGAGAACTGGGAAAAGGCTAAATGTAATCCGCCTCAATGCGAAGCGATTGGTCAATGCACTAAGGATCTATTACCGGAGGTTGAAACCAATGGCTAGAAAACGGCTTACTCCCGAAGAACTACACGCTCGCTTAATAGTTACCATTGGCGTTATCTTGGCTATTGTCTTTGCCGGATCTGTATTTAGCCTTCTTTATGCCCTGCTATTTATTACTCAACCTATGGCGCAAGCGCCTAATGACGCAGCCTTTATAGATCTAGTTTCTACGCTATGCGTATTTTTGACCGGAACTCTTGCTGGCATACTTAGTGCTAATGGACTAAAATCCAAACCTAAGCCTCCAATCGAGGAAGTAGAGAAGGAAATTAAATGATAGATATTAAAAACCTATTGGCTATATGTGCCTCAAATGTAGGCTATACGGAGACAGGCAACAACGATACTAAGTTCGGCAAGTGGTTTGGCCTTAATAATCAACCTTGGTGCGCTATGAGTGCTTCTAAAATGTATTTTGATAACGATGCTATCAAGTCTGTATCAGACAAGCCTAAAGGCTACGCGAGCTGCGATGCTTGGCTTAAGTATTTAACTAAGAACAATCAGCTTGTTCCAGTAGGTCAGGCTAAAGCCGGGGATCTAGTGTTCTTCCAATTTGACGAAGATGCTCAGCCGGATCATGTCGGTATTGTTAAATGGCATAACACTACCCTTAAGTATTTACAGGTCTACGAGGGTAATACCTCAAGCGGTAAAGCCGGCAGCCAATCTAACGGAGACGGCTTCTACCTAAAGAAGCGCACCTACGCTACGATTATGGCGATTGCTCGACCAAAGGAGTAAATATGGATAACAAATTAAAAGCAATGTTGGCTTCCTACGCTCGTTCTTTCCTAGCTGCTGCGCTCGCAGTTTACGCTACCGGTGAGACAGGCTGGAAGGCTCTACTAGCAGCTGGACTAAGCGCAGTAGTGCCCGTAGTTATTCGTGCGCTCAATCCAAAAGATCCAGCGTTTGGAAAGATTGCCGATATTGCTATGATCGAAATTGATAAATTGGCTAAAGCCAGTAGCAAGAAAAAAACTAAATAACCTCTCAAGGTAAAAGAACGCCCCGCCCTAATTCGGCGGGGTTTTCTTTTCTCTATTCTTCGGTTACGCTTCTCCCGGAGGTATTTACTTATGGCATTAAAAGACTCAATAGCAAAGCACTCGTTTCGCACTTCGGACTCTTGCCCGATTACTCGCCTTAAAGAAAGGCTAACTAAAGAAGATCAAGCAGCTCTCGAAGAAGCAATGAAAACCAATGTGGCTATCTACGCAATAGCCCGAGCGCTTCGATCCGAAGGCCACAGGATTGCTGAAACTTCGATTGGCGACCACATGAAAAAGGTTTGCCGTTGCTTCACGAAGTAGACAAGATCCTGCAAGATCGAGAGAACCAATATGGTTCGGCACACATCAACTTTGCTCAGGCCGGCAGGGGTTGGGGAGCAATATTAGGAATAGATGATATTCCTGCTTGGCAAGTAGCGTTAATGCTCGACTTCTTTAAGTCAATTCGTTGCGTTGCTAATCCCGGATTAGAAGACTCGTGGCTGGATAAAATCGGATATACCGAACATGGGCGAGAGATTGCGATGACCGATGAGCCTTAAAGACGAATTAGAAAATGCTCCTCCGGAGCTGCCGGAAGAAGTAGTAGAGCTGCGACAGATTATTGTGCGGTTGCAAAAGCAACTCAAAAAGGCTAAAGAACGCACCGAAGATTTAGTAGAGACTACCGAGCAAGCTGCTTACGATGCGATGATGAGTATGGGAAAGATCCCTGCCGTTATTGTTCCTGAAATAGATAAAAGAAAAGCAAAGCCAGAAGTAGCGCTGTGGCACATGACAGATTGGCAAGGCGCTAAAAGAACTACCTCCTATAACTCAGAAATTATGCGAACTCGAGTATTGGAGTTTGCTACTAAGGCTGTGCGTATTACCGAGATCCAGAGAGCTGACCACCCGGTTCGAGAATGCTACATATTATTTGGCGGGGATATGGTCGAGGGATTATTTAACTTCCCTACTCAGGCCTTCGAGGTAGACGCAACATTGTTTGAGCAATATGTAAATGTATCCCGGCTATGCGTAGATGTAGTGAGGTTTGCCCTAGCCAATTACGAAAAAGTAACAGTAGTTCCGGAATGGGGTAATCACGGGCGTATAGGATCTAAAAGAGATAATGTGCCTCGATCCGATAACTTTGATCGTATGTGCTACGAGTTAGCCAAGCAGCTCTTATCCGGAGAGAAACGACTTACTTGGCAAGATTGCCCGGAGGATATTCAGCGAGTCGAGATTGGTAATTATCGGGCGCTACTAATTCACGGAGACGAAGTAGGCCGAAATGGATTTGCTTCACCGGGCGCTATTGTCAATCATGTATCCCGTTGGTTATCCGGATCTTATCCTTGGCAATTTAGAGATTGTTATATAGGTCACTATCACACTCATAACGAATGGGCGCTACCTAACGGGCAAGGATCTGTTTATCAAACCGGATCTACCGAGTCAGATAATAGATATGCCGGGGTAATGCTAGCTGCGAGCGCTACGCCTTCTCAGCGCCTTCACTTTATAGATCCTGTGAGGGGTCGAGTTACCGCCGGGTATAAAGTCTGGCTCGATTAGGGCTATCTAAAACTTTATCAACTGCATCGTCAATCGTTCGGCTATGTTCTTGAGAGCAGTTACCGCAGCTCTTGCACATTAATCTTCGTCATCCTCGTCATCAATATCAAGTAATGCCATCTCGGTAATGTCTATGCCGGTTTCTTTAGCGGTCAATACGGCGTTCTGAAATAAGTTAAGAGTGCGATTAGCCATATCGGTCATTTGATCCGGGTAGGCGTTATCGGCTTCTAATTCAACAATTAAGTTATACAAACTGATGTGAACTCTGGCACTCATTTGGACTCCCTCGACCCTTCTATTGTCTCACTTTCTGAAATTTTTATTTACGACTCGCCGAGGCAAATCCTTGGAAACCGTAATGTATCGGGGATAATTATTGGCAACAGGGGCGTATTCACGCTCCCCCAAACAGAGGAATAAGTTATGGCTAAATTCGATATTGAGTCTTACGACACAGTTGATACAAGACTCGCCCGGTTCTGGGAAGCACACCCAGAGGGTCGCGTTCTGACGAAACTTGAGTTTCGAGATGAACGAAGTTTTATTGTGTATTCGGAGATCTATTTTGATAGAGATGACAACACTCCGGTTGCTTCAGGATATGCCGAAGAGATCGTAGGGGCTTCTCCCGTAAATAGAACCTCAGCTCTTGAGAACTGCGAGACCAGTTCGATTGGAAGGGCATTAGCAAATTGCGGATTTGCCTCTCAAGGTAAGCGCCCGAGCGCTGAGGAGATGCAAAAGGTAGAGCGATATAACGCCGAACCACGCAAGCCGGTAAAGGAAGTAGCGCCAGCTCGAGAATTTACCGCAGATGAAATTGAAAAGGCCGGTCAAGGTATCAAGTTAGCGCAAGGATCTCCGACAGTAGAAGGCCTAAAAGCAATCTGGGATACCTTTAAGGATTACGCTGATTGCCCGGTAGAAGGAGTTACTCTTAAAACAACAGTCAACGCTCGCAAGAAGGAACTCGAAATAGTATGAGCCGGGTAGACCGCAATACGGTCATCGTAGGCAAGAACGCTCAACGCACTTCTATCGCAGCAGCGACTAACGCATTACCTAGATCCGGAACTATACGCAGAAAAGTTTATGACTATTTTCTTTTGCGTGGGCTACGAGGTGCAACAGATCAAGAAGTAGAAATTGCTTTGCAGATCTCAGGCAATACTTTACGACCCACCCGGGGTTCGCTAGTTAAAGACGGCTACCTGATAGATACGGGAACTACCCGAAAGAATTACAACCAACAGGACTGCATCGTTTGGCGAGCAGCAGAAGGAGATATGTTGTTATGAGTAAAGAAAATAAGTTCAACCCACCGGTTGGATACATTATTACTATTCACGAACACATAGGGCGCATACATGCTCTTGCTACGAAACTTAATCAAGATCCTTTCGAAATTGCGCAGGTTCTTGAGTCGGTTGGACTCAGCTTGGTTACTGATCCATTTGATATATCTGCCGACTCCGGCAAAGTAATTAAACAACAACAAAATAGAAAGAACTTGGAGGTTGTTCCTAATGGCGACAACTAAATTTGCGGGTTGGAATAGTAAGCGTTCTTACGATATGGATGCTGGAGTAATAGGATTTGAGTGGGAACAGCATTCTAACGAACTTGTATTTACCGTAGAGAATTACATGGGCGGTAAATTGACTATTCCGGGTATGACCTTTAACGATCTCCATGTTCTTAATCATATATTGGAGGAGTTTTTAGGAGAAATGTGGCAACCTGATGAGAAATAAATATGTCCGTTTTATTTTTTGGTGGGCCGATACCTTTCACCGTTGGCAGATCCTTCTTAATCTTCACGGCCTTGCGGTAAAGCGAGGTAAGAAATGAGCAGTATGCCTATAACTCCGGAGATGATTGAGCGAAGATTAAAAGAGCTGTCGAAGGAAGTAGATCAATCTCATAGCGATTTAGCGGAAGCAGAAAAGAATTATTTTGAGACGAAAGCCAAATACGAATTATCTCTGGCTCACGCCCGGCTATCTGTTGCTAATAAAAAAGATATGAAAGTAACGGTCAGCGACAAAGCAGATCTTGCTCTTGCATCTACCGAGGATCTTCACATGAAAATGGCTACGGCAGAGGCGTTAGTGCGAGCAGCTCGAGCAAACGCTTCCCGTATCCGCACTCAGGTAGACATTGCTCGATCTATTGGAACTTCCGTTCGCACTTCTATGGATTTATCATGAGCGAAACAATAGGAAATCCAATAGGAGAGTCTCTTTACTTTGCCTATGTTCAAGCAATAATGAAAAAAAACAACTGTTCTCAAGAAGAAGCGCAGAAGATTGCGCACTCAATAGCAGCCAATATAGCCGATAGCGTTTCGGAATTAGATGAGGAAGATAATGATTGACATTTCGGATCTATTGACTAAATCCCTTAAGGGTTTCGACTCGCAACGAGATCGTTCCCTGCAAGTAGAAGTTGGGCCTTCCTCTTTGGGAGGTTGCAAAAGGCGGGTGTATCACGAATTACAGCAAACGCCTAAAACAAATACCAACACAGAGTCGCTAGCTGCGATACTTGGCACTTTTATCCATTCGGGGATAGAGGAGTCAATCAGGCGGGAAGATCCTTTCGGCGACAATTTCCTTACGGAGATTGAGGTTCTATCCGGGCAGATGAAGGGGCACATTGACCTCTATATCAAAGACGAAGGCTTAGTTGTGGATTGGAAAACTACCAAGGTCAAGTCTTTACGCTACTTCCCGTCTGAGCAGCAGCGCTGGCAAGTGCAAGTATATGGCTGGTTATTGGAGGAAAACGGCTACGAGGTGAAGGAAGTCTCGCTTGTTGCTATCCCTCGAGACGGAGAAATGGCAGAGATCCGGGTTCACCGAGAGCCATACGATAGGCAAGTAGCCTTAACAGCTCTGGCGTGGCTTGACGGAGTAAAGGAACAAGTAAGCAATAATGCTCTACCTGCACCGGAAGAACGAGTTTCCTTCTGTGCTAAGTATTGTTCCTATTACGACCCGTCAGGAGAGGTTGGATGCCCGAGTATCGTGAAGTAGATTGGGATAAAGCAGCTTGCTGGGATAGTAATCTCGAAATGTTTTATGATGTTGAAGAAGAGCGAAATGCTTACGCTTACAACTACATAAACGCGGTCAGATCTATCTGCGTTCGCTGTCCTATATTTCGTGATTGTTTGACTTATTCTTTCGAGCATGAGAAATACGGCGTGTGGGGTGGGCTTACTAGCGTAGAACGCAAGGCTATGAACGAGCCGAACGCTTACCCTGCGCAACGCCGTAGAGCGTTACTTGATTTATTGCAATACGGAATTACTCAGGATCTAATAGAGAGCTGCTTGAAGGATAGTAAAAAATGAGTATTCGTTTGATGTCCGAAGTTTGGCGAACCGATTTGCCTACCGTTGAAAAAATGGTGCTATTGGTTATTGCCGACCATGCAAACGATGAAGGAACGGAGGCATGGCCCTCGCAAGCAACTATTGCTAAGAAGGCCAGCGTATCTATCCGAACTGTTCAACGATCCGTCAATAACCTAGTTAAAGAAGGTTATCTACGCATGGAGAAACACCGGGGAGGTTCGGCGACTTGTCGGGAAGATCGCCGGCCTCACCGTTACACAATTAGGATCTCGAAACTACGAGGCGACAGGGAGACTACCCGTATAGAACGGGGCGACTCTCACGACTTAGACGGGGCGACTCCTACGCCGGATACGGGGCGACTTTCACGCCCTAAGAACCTCCCTAATAAACCACCCTTAGAAACACCCTTTGATCGTTTTTGGTCTATCTATCCAATTAAGGTAGGAAAGAAGAAAGCCGAACAAGCATTTGATAAGGCCAGCTCCGAGGCAGACATAGAAATAATTATAGAAGGCGCTATTCGCTATGCCGGAGATCCGAACCGAGTAGAGCAATACACAGCCCACCCAACGACATGGCTAAACGGGGGCAGGTGGGCCGATCAGCCTTTACCTGACAGAGAGTTAAGCAAAGAAGATAAGGCAGCGAGAGAGCTGGCGGAGGCCCGGAAACGCACAGATCTTGAACGGCTGGCTACTGAGCGCTGGAAACAAGAGCTGGAGGAGCAAAGCGCCAAAGCCGTTCCTATGCCGGAGTCGTTCAGAAAACTGTTGCATAAGTCACCGTAACTGTTACACTTTTCGTAACCATTACGGTAAAGGAGACAGTATGGAGCGCCTAATAGCGCCACAGGCATTACAGCCGGGCGATCAATTAGTTACACCAGACAATCATGTATGGAATGTAAAGTTCGTAGACGGCCCAGACCGCATAGGAACTTTTGACATAGGGCTAATTGACGATCAAGGAAACTCTAAATTCGAGTTTGTCAGTAATCCCGTTAGAATTATTATGTGATTTCTTTTCGTGTAGACGGTCAGCCGATCCCACAGGGTTCGATGAAAGTCATAAATGGACACATAATCCATTCGCAAGGTTCAGCGCTCGCAGCTTGGCGAAGCGCAATAGGGTTGTCGGCAAAAGCAGCCGGAGCAAAGCCAAGTCTCGAAGCAGTATCTATGACTTTAGTTTTTATTATGAACAAGCCACGCACAGTAACAAGATTAGATCCTACTGTTCCGCCGGATCTTGATAAATTAGTTCGAGCAGCTCTTGACGCACTTACCGCTATCGCATATAAAGACGACTCGCAAGTAATAGAGATCCGGGCTATGAAAGTTTATGGCGAATACCCGGGAGTAGAAATAGTTATTGCTAAAAAATAAAT